ATATAGCTTCTTAGGATCTCTTCTAGCTCTCGCTTTTTCATAAAGTTCTTAACTCGTTAACTAGTTCGTAATATTGTAACAAATTAACAAGATGGTTATCAGTTATCTTAGCTTGTTTGCTGATAGGGGTAATCATTTTTGATACTTCATCAAGCTTGATCTTTGCAATATCGTCTTTTACTCTTTCTTTAGTCTGAGTGATAGCGGTTGAAATCTTTACAAGTTCTTCGTTGATGAGAGTTCTTAATTTTACTTGAGAGTCTGAAGCGTTGATAAACTCTCTTAAGATAGCTTTTTGCTCTGGTAGGAAGTTTTCGTAAGCTCCGTTAAATTTTTCTAGTAAAATTTTATAGGTTAGAAGACGCAAGTCTTTGTCGTACTTAGCATACTCCTCGACTAGGGTGTCTTTTACGTCTTCTTCGTTTTGTTTTGTGTTAGTTAGGTGCTCTAATAAAGTAGTCTTATTATCTACAATGAATTGCGGATCTACTAAGTTCTCACTTTGAGCTTCCATTAAACAGTATAAAGCTGCTAATGGCTTATAATCTCTAACTTTCATAGAGAAGAATTCATCCAGATCGTAACTATTCTTGATCTCAGCAATAAGGTCGTACTTTTGCTTTTTGATAGCAGTTCTATCTAATGAACGAGAGATCTCTGTAATGGTAGATAATATTGTTTCTCCTTTACCTTGAGTTACTCCTTTGTTCTTTAAGATGTATTCGTATAGTTTGAATTCTTTGACTAATGGTGTTCTACCGGTATAAAATTTCTTTAGTACCTTCACTGCAGGTGAATCTTTACGAGAAAGAGTATCAGCTGCGATCTGCTTAACTAGCAGTTCGAAGATGAGTCCGGTGTTCTTGTACTTTGAGTGCTTAATTCTCATGAGTATATTATTCTACTAATATAAATATATGTTACTACCCTAAATCTTTAATATTGCTTTCATCAAGCAACCCAGACTCTTCTTTTTTCTCTTCTTCGAAGATTAATTTCTTCTTAGGCTGGAAGAGATCCTTATTTTGGTAGAACACAGATTTAGTTTGTAAGTTGTCGATTTTCGACTCTTCGGATATGTTTATTTCTTGATCTTCTTCATTATCATATCCGCCGTGCATATCATGAGTACCTAGTCTATCTCTACCGAATGGACTATCTTGAGTACCGTAAGTAGAAGCGTGGATTTGAGGTCTTCCTTCAGGATTTGCTTCATCGTAACCGATTGGGATCTTAGGACCGTCAGCTCCTCTTCTACCGTAGAATGAGGCTAGATCGTGAGGGGTACCGTAAGTAACTCCAGATTTAGCTGGATCGTTACCTTCGTTTTCGATCTGAGCAATTCTAAAGGCCCTTTTACTGTCTTCTCTAACTAGATCTCTTTCTTCGTTGAATTGATCTTCAGATAAGTTAAAGATATTTTCGTAAATATAATCTGTAGAGAACATCTTACTCTCTACCATTTGAGAAGCTAAGTCCATCTTCTCTTTCATTAGAGCAACTTTCTCTTGCTCGTAAATAATAGATGGGGTAGTGAGTTTAAGTTCGAAGTTTGTTAGCCCTTCTCCTTTATATCCTTGAACGTATAAATGTACTAAAGCGATCTTAGTTAATTCAGATTCGATGATTCTCTGAATACGTTCGATAGTTCTGGCAAATCTAATATCTTCTGCTGCTAGTGTTGCTTTACCTTGCAAATCTCCTTCGTAACCGAAGTATGCTTTTGGCACTTTAAGTGCAGCGAACATTTTGTCTCTTAGGTATTCAACGTCATTTGTACCGTCGTAATCTAAACCTTTAGTAGTATCAATTCTTGTTGTAGCATCTCCTCCTCTAACTGGAATGTAGAAATCTTCCATCATGTTCTGCATATTGAACTTGAGGTTATATTGACCTGTTTGAGGATCAACATAAGGAGTCTTCTTCATGCCGTTAATAGTCTTTTGCATGAACTGCTCAACTTCCTGTGGAGGAATTTGACCAACGTTTACATAGAATACTCTCTTTTCAGGAGCTCTCATGATACGGTGAATTAACATCGCATCTTCCATCAAAGTTAACTGCTTGAAGATCTTTCTAGCAGGCTCTAAGTAAGAACGTCCGTAAGGTAGGTAGTTGGTGTCTGATAATAGTCTGAAGTGTGCTACTTCGTAGTTATCTAATTGAATAATCTTATCCTTATGTCTAGGAATATAGTTTGGATCAGTTGAGGAAGCAATACCGTCTGGGTCGATTGTAAACATTACTTTGGCTGGTTCGTCAGGATCTTGACTCTCATGTCTTATCATACTGTATACCGTATACGGTAAGACGTTGTATACACCAAACTCTTCTGCCACTTCTAACTTCAAGAAGAAGTCTCCATACTTAACCATGTTACGAGTCCATGACCAGAGATTAAATTCAATATTTAATACGTCGTAAAATAGGTTATGAAGGATCTTTTTAATGTTTTCGTCAGATGTCTTAATGGTAAGAATGTCACCCATATCGTTCTTAAGGGTGGTTTCGTCTGCTAAAATATCTAATGCTGAAGCGATGATTGGATCTGTGTCCATTGCTTCGTAATCAGAATATAATTGAATCCTTAACGTCTGATAGTTAAGGTTTGGGTTAAATATATTCTTATTATTATATAAGTATAGTCTTGAGAATCTGTCTACTAATGAGTTAGTCTCATATCGACCAGTACTCTGGATATGATTAACATCAGCTACCTTTAGCTGATTTCCGCCGACGTTACGAATTACTACGTCGGTAGAAAATAATCTCTGTAATCTACCAAATAAGGAAGTATCAGCCATGCAAAATGAGTTTAATTATAAATAGGCCTACTATAATAACCAAGATATATCTTGTTCACCATCAGGCGTCTTCATAAGATACGGATTATTTTGCATATTAGCAACTGAATATGCAGCTCCTTGTCTCTGGTTTAGGTTTGAAATAGCTGATAGATTAGCTCTAGATAAATCCATACCTTGCTGCCTCAGTCTTAGTGCTGTATCTCTAACGTATAGCCCTGTTGCAAAAGCCATAACTAAATCATCATTGTAATTAGTTTGTGCCTGTGCTTTACCGTTCTTCCATATAAAGACTCTCATCTCCTTAAGTAGACGTTGGGATTTTATAGTTACAGATCTCTCTCTAACGTAATCCATCATCTTAGCAATAACTAAAGGTCTAGTTCTCATAGACATTGTGAAACCGGGTACTAGATTACCTTTCTCCATTTTAGTCATATAGGTTTCTACAGTATCTTGCTCTGATCTAGAAGAGTAATACATGTTAGGGTAGTCTCTTTCAATAATTTGTTCGATAGTAGACCACCCAATATTTGCATTCTCTACTACCAGTAGTGCATTATTATATTCAGTAGCAACACTTACTAGTAAGTTACCAAAATCTTTTGGCGGTACCTTACTCTTAAACTCAGCTACTTGAGAAGCTCCTTCTACGTCAAAGACGTGGAAAGTGGAGTAATCTTGGCCATCTCCTCGAGCAACATCTGCTACAACCATATAACTTTTAGAGAAGTCAGGATACTCCCATACCCAGTAGTCTCCACTCACCCCTCTTTTTTCTGAAGGATCTTGTTGCTGACCCTCTTCGTACCAGACTAGATCTGCTGGTTCAAATACTGTATCACCGGATGATAAGAAGTCGCAATCACATTCTTGAGCAGCCATTCTAGGTCCTAAGTCCTTATCTTGTTGATCCCTCCAATCTTGGTTTCTCTCAGGATGTACTGTCCACGGTAGCTTAATAGGTACAAAACTATTCTCTGCTGTCTCTGCTTTCTCCCAGGTCTGATGGAACCAATTACCAATACCGTTAGGTGTTGATAAAGCCATACATTGACCTCCGGTAGCTAGTGTTTGTTGTGCTGCTGCAAATGTTTCGTCAATATTTTCGATGAATGCAGCCTCATCGATTAGTAGTAGAGATACTGCTTCTGAACGTGCAGCATCTGAGTTAGATGATTTAGCTGTAATCCTTGAACCGTTTTTAAGTCTTAAGGATAGTTTGTTATCTTCTACTGCTTTAATCCTTAACCAGCTAGGAAGCTCTTTGTACATAAACTGTACCTTGTTTACTAAGTTTCGAGCTGTAGCTTGAGTAGTTGCAAGAGCTAGTACGTTCTTATCTTTATGGAAAATCATTAACCATAAACTATATCCTGCTGCTAAAGTAGAAATACCTAACTGCCTAGATTTAAGTGTAATAAGGAATTGATGATCTCTAAATAAATGTAAAACTTTATCCTGGAATGGATATAAGTTAAAAAGAATACGTCCTCTCTGAGGATGTTGTATATAACAATACTTACGCATAAAGTATGCAGGATCCTTTGCGCACTTAGCGTATTCTTGTATTACTATTTTTTTTACGTCTTGCTGACTCATTTACCTATCTTCCAAAATACTTTGAAAGTATAGATAGGTACAAGCTCTTGA